GTAGCTATCCAGTTCGAATGCTAATGATTTCCACTCAGAACCAAGATACATTTGGACTTTATTCTCTGTGGTATTAAATATCAATGCACCTTGATTAACAGAAAGTGCATCTCTTTCAGCCGTAGTAAGAGTTGGTGGATAGAACTGAGATGAAGCAGTTATAATTCCCGAAATTGTAGTATTAGAAGATACATTTGAGGTACTTGCTGTACCAGCCGAAATACCTGTAAGACCCGAACCATCACCAACAAAAGAATTTGCCGTAACTACACCAGTAATATTGATATTACTTCCGCTAATATTTGAAAAATTAGCATTATTGAAAGTTGCAATACCAGTAACATTGATACTGCCAGTATATTCTATACCAGTACCACCAAAATTTTCAGACCAAGGATTTAGTAAAGTTACAGTCGTACCAATACCTATACCAGAAGTATCTTGTCTTGTAAATATTCTACCATCAAAAGTGTTAAGGGCTAATTCTCCTAACTCCAAATTGACTAATGATGGTCTTTTTCCTGCAACAGAAGACCTCTTAAACTTAACCTTTGGGCTCGCCATTATAATACCTGGTATATACCTTTAACACTTATATAAGTGTATAGATATTTATCAGAACGTTCCACCGTCATCAGTTGTCTTTTTAATTCTTGTAGTTTTCGATTTAGGTACTTCAGATCTTAGAGATTCCAACTCCCTTTCCTGTTCTCTTACCTTATTGCTAAGTGCTTCTACTAAATCTGTCAACTGCCTTATTTTTGCATTTGTTGCAATTGACTGAGTAAAAAGATCATTCGAAGTAGTTTGATATGACGAGATCAAATACTTAACATCATTTTCATTCATAAAAAAAGAGGGTATCTCTACCCCCTTATTTATTGTGTTTTATTAGGATCAGAACGTACCACCATCAATTGTTGCGTTCTCAATAAGAACCTCACCACTCGAACATTTAATAACTTCCTGAGTTCCACTACATCCACTGATATGAAGAGATGCCATTTCAAGTGCAGCACCAGCATTGTTTGTCAGAACACCTGACGATTCAGAAACATCAGAAGAAACAACGATTCTTGAAGTTGAGTCATCCCAATACACTGCTGCCTTCTTAGCAGAAGCCGTGAAGTAATTAAAGATGACACCAATATCCTTGTTAAGGTCAGAAGATGGTGCAGAACCATCAACCATTCCCAGTTCAAGAAGTTGATCTTCAATAGTTGTCTGTGATGTATTAACCTGAGTAGTTGAACCATTGACGATCAGGTTACCCTGAACTGTAAGGTTTTGATTGCAAGCAACAGCACCAGTTGAATCGGTGATTGTAATTGCGGTTGTACCATCATTAGCCTGAAGATTAGTGGCTTTGACAGTTGGTGTTGTTAATGAGGTTGTAACTGTAACTGTATTAGGAAGACCAACAGTTAGGGTTTGACCAGACGCTGAAGTTTCAATCTCGTTTGCAGTACCTGCAATAGTAAGTGATTGACTATCAAGATCAACAGCACCAGTTCCAGAATCACCAGCAAAATCTAAATCTTCCGCTGTTATTGCAGTATCAACATAATTCTTAACAGCAGCTGACGTTGGAATCGAGGTATCATTATCATTAGAAGCAATTCCTTCAGATTCAAGAACAATTGCAGCAGCTGCAAAGTCAGCAACTTCTACATTGGACAGTGAGTTGCCAGTTCCATTTGCATCAAATGTTTTGTTCGTAAATGTTAATGTGTCAGAAGCAATATTTGCATCTTGATCATCAACATAAGTTTTGATTGCTTTGGCAGAAGCAAGAGTATCATCATTTGCTGATACAGTTGAGATATCAGTATCTAAAACACCCGAAGCAAAATCAGCAACTTCTACATTAGACAGTGAGTTACCAGTTCCGTTAGCATCAAATGTCTTATTAGTAAGAGTATCGGTAGATGATGCAGTGATGAATGCTGAAGATGTGTTGTCATAGTTTGACAAGTCGTTGTCAACAACCAAATCAATTGCACCATCGCCTGCATCGTCATAAGTTGCAGTAATGCGAGTGTGTGAACCATTTGTCACCAATTGAGCAGCTGTAATATCTTCAATTCTTTCTGCATTCAGAGTAACATCACCAGAAGTTACGGTAAAGTCAGTTGCATCAAAAGAGGCAACACCTTTATTTGCTGAAGACGCATCCTCTGCAGTAATGGTAACCGTATCATTGGTGATGGCGGTATCAATACCTTCTCCACCAGTGAATGTAAGTGTTCCACCAGTACTGAATGTATCAGACCCACTGTCACCAGCAATTGTGAAATCTGATGCTGCTGGTGCAGAGAATGATAGAGCTCCATTACCATCAGTGGTAAGAATATGACCATTTGATCCATCACTTCCAGGCATTGTATAGGTCACAATACCAGAAAGACTGTCAGGAGCCTTTAATGTTATAAAAGATGTACCATTATTGGTTCCTTCGACCAGGTTTACACCACTACCAGTGGATGTTCCATTTACAGTCCAATATCTACCCGAACCAACAAATTGGTTGTCCTCAGTGGTTGAATTAACACCAACATACAAATCATATGAATCGGTAGTAAAACCAGGTTCGCCCGCACGTAGAGCAGGGAGGTTGGCTAATACACCTCTCTTAAACTGAATTACTGGCGCTGCCACAGGGCTCCCTCCTATTACAGATATCTAAAGATATATTTCTTACTATTATTTAGTTTAAAAAGATCCACCATCATAGTTTCTGGTTGTGATATTATCGGTATCTACCTCATCTTCAATTTGGGCTATAAAAGAATCTGGTAAATCCGAGTCAATAACTGATGAAGTCAGAATTGAAGAATTTACGATGACATTTTTAAGTCTAAATCTACCTGCACTAGCATCATATTGTAATACAGAAGGAATGTTAGTATCCTCTGGTAAAATATCATCAGTATCTACAATCCTTAATGGCATCAGAAAGCTCCTCCATCAATATCTCCTGACACCTCAAGATTACCTAGATTAATCTCATCTTCAACTTGAGAAATAAAGTCATCTGGAAGATCACTATCTTCAGAGGCTCTTTCAAGTAATATATCTGCGGTAGTCAATTCAAACTTTTTGGTTACATTGTTGAAAGTAACAAATAGACCATCTTTTGTTTCATCTAAAACACCAAAACTAGTGTCACCCATATCACCAAGGGTAGTGGGTTGTCTAACGTTTCTTACTGCAGATTTGGTGGTTTGTTTTTTTGAGACACTTTTGATGCCAGAGGCACCTTTTCTTACAGTTGCCATTAGGTTGTAATACCAGCGGTTACCATAGCAGACCCCTCTACCATTCTCGAAACCGCACCACTACCAGATGTCAATAAAACATCATAATAATATCTTCCTGGTTTAAGGTTGACGGTTTTCCCTGCTGTCATTGCAATTGAAACTTCACCTGTAAGTCCAGTGATAGAAACTGTAAAACTTTCAGAAGTTGGTGAAGCTGGATATTTCTTTATTTTCGAAACACCAGTAAAACCACTAAGATTTGAGGCGGTTCCATCAGACTCTGTGGAAGTAAAACTTTCACTAAAATCTGCACCTTGTGCAATAACTATATTAACAACAGGAGTAGCGGCCATCTCTTATCTTTTTAACTATTTAGATCTTTGTTGACATTCTTTAACATCTTCTGAAGGTCCGCAGTAGAGCCAACAAATAGTGCATTATTGGTTACAGTTGAAGGACCTTTTTCTTTATCATCATTGACATCTTTCAGTTTTTTCTGAAGATCCATTAATTTATCTGTAGCGTCAGATACGTTTTTGATTAATTGTCCAGCAACCTCATATGCACGAGGCATCTCACTCTCTTGAGCAAGTTCTAAGATTCCATTGATTGCTTCTTGTCCCTTTTCAATGATCGAATATAGATTACCCCTGGTATACTCATAGTCCTTACGAATATCTTCTTTGGAGTTTTCAAATTTTTGAATTTTGGTTTCGATATCATTATCTGGTACCTTTTTTGATTCTATGGGCTCAACGTCGAAAGTTTCGTTAAGTTTTTCGTACTTATCCATACTCTAACCTCAGAATACATTTCCGTCAAACCCGAAGTCATCTCCAAGTTCAATTTGGTTGTTGTCCGTTTGGGTAATATTAAAGACTTTTGAACCAAGAACATGATTTTGAAGAGGTGTTTTATCTTGTGCCCTTCTGACTACTATCTTATTACCAGTAACTGTCTCAACGTACATTTCTTCTTGATCGATGTAAATGTACTTACCTGCAGTGATAGTTGAACCATCATCAACATCAATGACAGTCTCTGTCATATCAACATTCTCGGCGAGAAGAGTTGCAACAACACCGTCGTAATCTTTGATTGCTCTTGGTGTAACCTGATATGTAAGATCTCTTTCGTAACTTCTGCTTTGAGAACCTGCGATAAAGCCAGTAGTAACCTTTTTGATGATATCCCCAGAAACATCCTTGAGAGGACCGAATACGTAAGTTTTTGCAGTAAATGTGAATGTGTAGATGAGTGCTCTTCTGGTATCGAAGTTTCCTTCATACTCATCTGACATATCGATGTTATCAAGAACTACGGGAACATTTTGAACTTCATTGAAGTTACCCAAGAACTTGATAGGAATTGTATAACCAGGTTGGAAATATGGAACTATCTGCTCTACGATTTGGAGCATATCATCATTCAGTTTTGTATAAACTGAAAGAGTGATGGTCATATTATATGGAACTGGTAAGAATGCCTTCTTTTCTTCAGTTCCATCTGCAGATGTAATTACCATCTGCTGTGTTTGAGTGGATTTTCTTGAGGGATCGTATTGTAATTTAGTGAACTCAAATGACATTCTTGGAAGTGTCATTTGAGTCGGGTGATTCAGATCAGGGTTTTGTTGTAACCTTGCAAGAAACTTTTGAGTAGGTCCATAAGCAAGAGGAACCTTGATGACACTGAAGGTATCATCACTTTCATCTTTCTTCTGAATTTGAATACCATTAAACAGGGAACCAAATCCAATAATTACGGATCTAAAGATCTCGTTATAAAAATACTCAAACATTATTTTAAAACACTATACCATTATTTATGGCATACCAAAAGGATTTGTTTGACTAAAATCAATTATTGCGTCAGCTTCTAACTCAATGTTGTCATTATCGGCAAAAGGAGTTACCAAATCATCAGTGTTTACACCACCTATAACATACTTTGCACCAGATTCAGACCCAGTTAGATACTCTCCAGGAATAAAACTACCATCGATAATACCAACTTCCATAACATCTGTAACACCATTCCATTCTTTTACTCTTGCAGTAGTACCAGATCTAGAACCAGTCACAACTTCATTATAAGTAAATGTCCCTCCTATTGATACACTTGAATTGGCAGAGACAGGTGGTGAGATAGTGACTATTGGTGTGGTGTTATATCCCTCTCCACCGTCGAGTATGTAGATTGCGGTAACAATACCAGAAGCACTGATTGTTGCAATACCGACTGCATATCTGGAAGGTGAAGGAAATTCCGAATCAAAACTATTTTCATTCGAATCAAATGAGTATAGTGATGATCCAAATAAGGGATAAGCACCATATGTAAGACCTATAGAAACAGTAGGTG